GCTTTGACTTGGAGCAGAAATAAATTAAAGGAATTAGAAAAGACTACAGATATGGGTTTTGTGAAAAAAGGATTAAATCAAGGCTTTGCGGATGCCGATATGAAACAAGGAGTTGTTTCGGGATACTTTGCTGTTTTCGGTAACAAAGATTTGGATGGCGATATTATTGAGCCAGGTGCATTTACAAAAACTGTAATGGAGCGTGGCCCACAAGGAAAGCAATTAATCAAGTATTTACTTGACCACGACAAAAACAAGGTTGTTGCTAAGATTACAAACCTTTACGAAGACAATAAAGGCTTGCGTTACGAGGCTAAGATTGGAACTCATGCAGCTGGTCAAGACTTTCAGAAAATGATTGAAAGTGAGCTAATCAACCAGCATTCATTTGGCTTTAGAACTATTAAGGAGCAATTCGATTCTGAGGCTAAAGCTAACCTAATTAGAGAGGTAATGATGTACGAAGGCTCAGCGGTTCAGTTCTTAGGAGCTAATCCAGAGACCACGTTTATTGACCTAAAAAGCGAGGCGGACGCGTTCGAGTACCTTGGCAGACTTGAGAAGTTTGTAAAGACATCCGACGCAACCGACGAAACATTAGAAAAACTAGAAAATCAACTCAAATCACTTTTGGACGTTCTAAAGCCAGCCGAAGCTACTTTGGAAATTAAGGAAGCCGAAGCGGTCGAAATAATAACAATTAACGAACTTAAAAAACAATTTGAATCATGGAAAATCTAACAATTGATGCCGTTAAAGCGGTAATTGCTGAGGCTGGTGAGGCCATTAAGGCAAAGGCGTTCAACGCCGAAGTAAAAGCTACTGAAGCTTTTGACAAAGCTGAGGCTTTGCTAAAGTCTTTTGCTGGTGTTGTAACCAAAGAGGAAGCAGCTGAAATGCAAAAGCAACTTGATAAGCTTGACATTGCTCTACAAAAGAATGCAGTAGAGAAAGAAGTAAGCGCTGAAGATTTTAAGTCTGCATTTATGAAGGCTTACGCTCCAGTTAAAGCTGAAATCGAAAGATTGAAGTCTGAGCCAAACTCTCGTTTGAAAGCTCCTTTGGTATTTGAAATCAGCGAGAAAGCAGTAGGAACAATTACTTTGGCTTCTACAATCGCTAACGAAGCGTCTTCTGGACAAGTAACAATCTCTGAGTTTACTGGTGTTGTTTCTCCTATCCGTCAGCGTTTGTTGACTTACTTGGCTAACGCTTCTGTAGGTGCAATCGGAACTCAGTACGCAGTATGGGTTGAAGAATACGACCAGGAAGGTACTCCAGTAATGATTGGCGAAGGTGTTGAGAAAACTCAAATCGACGTACAATACAAAGAGCAGAGAGCTAAGGTTGAGAAAATCGGTGTACACATGAAGGTTTCTATGGAAATGTTGGAAGATGCCGCTTACTTGGCTTCTTACATCCAATCCAATGGCGTTAAGCGTGTTGAGACTGTAATCGAAAACCAATTGTTTACTGGTAACGGAACTTCTCCTCAGCTTGCTGGTTTGCTTTCTAAGTCTACCACTTTCACTGGTTCTACAATGGCTGGTAAAGTTGAGGCTGCAACCAACTGGGATGTTATCCACGGAATCATCGCTCAAGTTAAAGCTGCTAACGGAACCGCTACTGGCGTATTTGTTGAGACTGGAGCTTACCACGTTATGTTGTCTGAGAAGGATGGCGACAAGAATTATATCCTACCAGCTGGCGTTACTTTCAATGCTAACGGAGGTATTAATGCTTGGGGCGTTCAAATTATCCCAACCAACGCTTTGACTGGAACTGCTGCTGACTTCGTAGGTGGTGACCTTTCAGTTATCAATGTACGTTTGAGAAGCGGACTTCAGGTTGCAATTGGTGAGTCAGGTGATGACTTCATTGACAACTTGAAGACTGTAAGAATCGAGCAGCGTTTGGTTCAGTTTATCTCTGCTAACGATACTCCAGTATTGGTTAAGGGTGTTTTTGCAACTGCAAAGGCTCTTCTTGAGACTACTTAATATTGTGTTTGTGTTTTGTGTTTAGTGTAAAAGGGCGGGAATTTTTCCCGCCTTTTTTTGTTTAACCTACTGAAAATGATTTACTTTAAATATTAAAAAATTAATTATGGCAACATTTACAATGTGTAAGCCTCAGAGATGCAAGCTTAAACTAACTTGCGAGCGCTACACGGCTAAAGCTGGCGATATGCAAATTTACTTTGATAAGGAGCCAAGCAGCCCAGACGGCACGTCGTGCGAAATGTATTTTAAGAAAAATTGTAAGCCTTGCGGCGAAATCTAAACAACTAAATATGAACATTACTGAAGACGATTTCTTAAAAGCTGAAATCGAAAATTTCAATTTAACCTTTGCCAATCCAAACTTTGTAGCTCTTGCTCAGGAAGTTTCGGACTATTGCCAAAAGTTTAAACCCGAAAGCGTTATAGACTTTGGTTGTGGAACTGGCGTTTATTCAGAGGTTCTAAGACAAAATGGTTTTGACATTACAGCGCAAGACATATTCAAATCTCACCGCGACTACTGCAAAGCCAATTACCCAAAGCTTAAGGTATTACAAAAGCCAAAGAATGCTGATTTAATGTTGTGGATTGAGGTTGCCGAACACATGACAGACGAAGAAATAGAAAAGGCTTTAAAGGCGGTTAATCCAAATTATATTCTGTTTTCTTCAACGCCTGAAACTACAGATTTCGACGCCGATTGGGGACACATAAATATAAAACAGGAAAAGGAGTGGATTGCAATGTTTAAAGGATTAGGATTTAAATTAATTGAAAGGCCAAAAACACCAACACAATGGGCGCTAACGTTCCAAAAAATCTAATTTACTTCATTTACTACGGAGGAAAGATTACGCATTACCACAGGCTTAATTTGGCTTATTTAAACAAGTATTGGCATTTGTTTGATGGGCAAAAGGTGGTAAAGGTTGCTATTGATTTAGGATACAACGCCAAGCCAATATTGGAGCTATTGCCAAAGGACTGCAAGGTTGAATTTGTAGAAAATAACAGAACGTTTGGAGAGGCCGTACACTTTGCCGACTCAATTAAGAGAATCAGCGATGGCATTACCTTTTATAGCCATTGTAAGGGCGTATCACGGCCTGTAATGCGTGGACTAGACAAATGGATTGCTCATTTATACGAGGCTAATTTAGGGGCTATTCCAGACCTCTCAGAGAGTCTATTCTCTGGTACTTGTGGTAAGCTTTTGCCGTGTCCGCCTTACGTTCCGCAAGACTTTCACTATTCAGGCTCTTTCTATTGGTTTAATACAGATAAAGTAAAGGCAATAATTAAACCGATGCCAATGGATAGATATTTAAGCGAACGATTCCCAGCGGTAATCGCAAAGGAAAGCGAGTGCATATTTAATTATCCAAGCTTTAACAAGAACTTAAACTATTACGACGAAAGAACGTGGGCGAGCCTTTAAAGATATTTTATTCAAACCCGTTTAGCTTAGACAAAAATATAGGTAAAGCTTACAACCAATACTTGTCGAGACTAAATGCAAACGATGAGGATTGGATTGTTATGCAAGACGGTGACATTCTGTATTTAACGCCTGATTGGGGCAAAAGAATTCACGATGCATTGTCTTTAGATGGAGACAAGTTTGGATTGGTTGGATGCTATACGAATAGACTAAGAAGCAAGCACCAATTGCACAATAAAGAATTTAGCTACGACCTAAACGTAAAAAATCATTATGAGATAGCGCAAACGTACGGGGGGGGTGGGGTGCAAGAAATCAAAGAGTACATCGCTGGGTTTTTTATGTGTTTCCAATACAAGACTTGGAAAAAAATTAAGTTTGACGAAAATACCTTAGCTTTTGATTCATTGTTTTCGATGCGAGTAAAAGAGCTTGGTTTAAAGATTGGTTTAATCCGTTCGCTTTACGTTTTCCATAGTTATCGACTTTGGGCAGACGTTGAGCCTTGGAATGAGAAAAAACATTTACTAAAATAAATAGTATCTTTATGATAAAATTATTGGTTGACCTAGCACCATTTATGAAAGGCGAAGTATTAAGCGTAGGCAAGACCTACGACACGTACTTAGTCGATAAAGGAATGGCGGTTTGGGTCAAAGTGGACAAACAAGACTATAAGAAAAAATGAGCGTAGTTAGACCTTTAGAAATTGCGTACAATTACCAGGTAGCTACTGAGCCAATTACTTTGGCAGAAGCAAAAGCTTGGTTGCAAATTGACTTTACCGATTGGGATACTCTGTTAACTAATCAGCTAATTCCAGCGGCTAGGATTGAATCTGAAAAGGCAAGCGGTATGCTTTACGTTCAACGCAATGTGACTATTTCTAACAACAAGAGAGATCAAAGGATTTACCCAATTGGGCCTTGGGTTTCAGACGTTACAACTGACGAAACCGAGATTGAGAATTATACTTACTCGGCTGGCTTTAATAACTCTAATCCTTTGCCACAAGACCTAAAAGTTGCAATGCTTAGAAGGATAGCGACTGATTTCGCGTATCGTCAAAACTTAATTACAGTACAAGAACAATACGCGCAGAAGAATAGCATTACAACTGAGTTGAAATATAGAGCTGACTTATTTGTATGATAAACTTTGGAAAATACGATCAAAAGGTTGAGTTTGTTTCGTTTCAAGCAATTAGTGACGGAGCTGGAGGTACTACTGTAAGCCCAACAACTTCTTTGTCTACATTTGCGGCGGTTACGCAAAGGCGTGCAAATAGTGATATAGAATCTGGAGAATTAGTACTGCCAAGCACATTGGAATTTCGAATTCAATATCGAGTTTCTTTTGTGCCTAGCGAAAATTATCAAATTCTTTATAGAACAAAGTATTACAAGATTACGGGTGTACTATTAGACGAGCAAAGACAACACAAGGAGTACATTATAACAGCTGTAGGTGTATGAGTGTAAAGGTTAAAGGATTGGACGAGGCTCGACGTGATTTATTTAAAAAAAGACAGTTGATTGTTGACGCTGTTAAAGATACTTTGGCAAGTGCTGCGACTGATATTGAAATTCAGGCTACCATAAATGCGCCAACATCATATCAAATTGGAGACGCGACAATTAATTTAAGTTTTATTCGGCAAAAAATTAATAAAACTGTTTATAATAATGGGTTGACTTGGAATGTTGGTTTGGATGTTCCAGCAAGCGGTGAACAATGGGAAGCTTGGATGGAATTTGGTACTGGATTAAGTGCAAGAGAAATTTTATCAAATCCAACTTATTCTCAAGAGGTTCGCGATATTGCAAGGCGTTTTTATCGAAATGGTAAAGGTCGTATTGTTGGTAATCCTTATCTTATGCCCGCATTTTATAGAAATACAGCTAATTTAGTAAATGATATGGTACAGGAAATAAATGATGCTATAAAATGAGAGACATAGCAACCGACATACGAAAGGCCGTAATTGCCGCAATTTCACCTTTGACTCTTAGCGGAGTTACTATTCCAATTTACGATACGGAATTACCGCCAAGCGTAAACCCAGCCAATTACCAAGGTTCGGCCGCTTTTGTTTTAATTACCGACCAAAACGAAGCGGAAACAACAAACAATGACTGTTCGATTAGACAAAATGCAACTTTTCAGATTAGTATTATTACTAAGTTTCCACAAGGCAACGGAGGTAAAAAACTTTCTGAGAATATTTCCAATGCAATTCAGCAGAAAATGAATTTAATGGACATCGTTTTGCCAGGTGATTTGCAAGCAATAAACATTAGAAAGAACTTTTCTCGTGTTCAAATTGAGCAAGGCAGTAGCCAAATAGCTTACCAAAAAATCTTGTCTTACACGCTCGATATTTTTCAGGTGTCTTGATAATTAAAATTTTATGTATATTTGTTAAAACGAATAAGCAATGGCAACATATCAATTAGGCAATTTCTTTACTTTCGAGTGGAACTCACTTCCAGTCGTTTGTAAAACTTCCGCTTCAGTTTCCATCTCCAACGAATCTGTAACCGTTAGAAACGATTGCACGGGAGATTATGGAGTTAGACTTGAAGGCGGAGACAAATCAGGTTCTTTCTCTTTCTCAGGAGACCTAGATTTTGCATCAACTGGAGCGTCTAACCTTTCAGCTTTTGACTTGATGGAAGACATCGGAAAAGTATTTGAATTGGTTTTTGGAGGTACTGACTCAGGAGATAAGATTATTACAGTTGACGCTCAGTTAAACTCTGTTGAAATTACCGCAGAAAGAAACTCTCAAGTTTCATTCTCAGGAACTTTTGACTTTGCAGGCGCACCTGTTATCAGCGTAATACCAACCTAATAAATATATATGGCTAAATACCATTCAGCTCCTTTTAAAGAAGGGGAGATTTTCTTTTACCCAAATTTGGGCGCTTTGGCTAATTTTGAAGACTTTACGGGACAAGGGATTGCAGAAGCATTTAGTGGAAAATCAATACCAAAACTAGATTTAATCTATGTTTTATTGCTAGAATGCCACAAAGTGGCTTGCATTCGTAAATCGCTCCAACCAATAGAAATTGACGAGTTGAAAACTTGGATTGAGGGAAAAGATGTAATGAGCTTATTTAATGAGGTTTTAGCTGACCTTTTATTAGAGCTTGGTATTGGCAACCCAACCGAGGAAAAAAAAAGGTAAATGAAGAAGAGCAGACAACTGCTCGTGAGTATTTAATGCTGCTCGTAGGTAGGACAAAAATCCCTTATGAGCAGCTTTTTTCGTTAAGTATAAAAGAGATTAACGCATTGATAAGAGGTCACGAAATCGATTATAAAGACTTAATTGAAAGCCTTAGAGTTCACGCGTTAATAGGATTACAACCACATTTAAAGAAGGGGGCAAACTTGAGTCCTTCTAAAATATGGCCATTACCATGGGATTATATTCCAAAACCATTGGAGTCTACTGCTGAAGACTTTGCTAAAGCAAAGAAATTGTTGGAAATTGCAAGTAAACTAGAAAGAAATGTCAAATCCAAGAATAGAAGTTGATGTTGTTGCAAATGTTGCAGGAGTAGCAAGCGGAGTTAGTACGGCTACAAGCGAGCTTGATAAGCTTGGGAAATCAGCAGAAAAAACTGCCCCAAAATTTGGAAGGCTTTCTGACGCGACAAGAAATTACAACGCCGTTGGAGTAAACTTTGCTAGATTAATTCAAGATGCTCCATTTGGAATTATCGGAGTTGGTAACAATATTACTGCATTGGCAGAATCTTTTGACCAAGCTAGGAATAAAGGTCAATCATTTACCCAAATTTTAGGTGGTATTTTCTCAAGTGGTAACTTAGTTACACTTGGAATCTCAGCGCTTGTAACTGCGTGGACTTTATACGAACAAAATGCAAAAAAAGCGGAATCGATTACAGATAAAACAAGTGAAGCATTTAAAGAGCTTTCTGACCAAATCGACAAAACTGCATCAACTTTAGCGACTGTAAAATTTGCTAGTAAAATTGTAGAGGACCAGCTATTATTGATGGAGTCTACTGGTAGAACAAGTAATGTTTTTAGAGATTTTGGGACGGCTACCGAAGAAGCATTTCAAAAATTAAATCCTCAACAGTTAACCCAAATTAAAACAACATTCCAAGAGTTAGCTAATGTTCAAATCCAAAATATTGGTAATCAATTAGGGTATAATAGAAAACAAGTATTAGAATTTATTGCATCGTTAAAAGGAAATACCGCTGAATTTGAAAAATTAGACCCAAAAATTAGAGATGCAGTTCAAAGCTATAATAGTTTACAAGAAAAAGTAAAAATAGCTGGAGGACAATTAGAGTTTTTTAATGATAAGGCAGAAAAATTACCAAAAGGCAAAACTGCCTTGGAAAAATATTCTGAAAAATGGGATGAATTTAATTTACAACAAGAAATCGCTACAGAATTTCAAGACAAATTAACAGAAAGCACAAAAAATTATCAAAAAGAAATCGACAAAGTTGCTAGAGCAATTGGTGATGTTCAGAAATTTGGAAAACAAGTTTCTGTTAAAATAAAGACAGAGGTAGAAGGTTTTGAAGATGAGAAAGCTGAACCAAGACCTTACGAGGTTTTTTTAGACGATGTAGCTTATCAAATCAATAAAAAAATTCCACCTTTAGAGCAAAGAATGGCTGAATTTGCGAATACAATTAATGACCTTTTAAAAGGGAGCGTTACGGATGCTTTTATTGATTTAGGTTATACAATTGGAGAAACTTTGGCAAGTGGCGGAAATGTGTTAAAAGCGGTTGGTGGCTCTTTGTTAAAATCTTTTGGTAAATTCTTAGGCCAATTTGGCCAGCAATTAATTGCCTACGGTGTTGCTGCATCTGCATTTGGAAAAGTAAGTGTCGCGTTGGCTAACCCAGGGTCTGCAATTATTGCCGCGCCTTTAGCCATTGCCGCTGGTATTGCCCTAACTGCAATCGCTGGTGCAATTGGTAGTTTGGGAAGCAAAGGACCAGGTGGAGGCGGCGGAGGCGGTGGAGCTGGCGGAGGTTCAGCAGCAGCTGGAACTTCTTTTGCTGGAGGTGGCCAAGGTGCTTTATTTCAGCAAAACAGAGACCTAAACGGCGAGCTTGTTGTGAGAGGCCAAGATTTGGTTTATGTGTTTGGTCAGGCTAATGATAGGATAAATAAAGGATAAATGAACGATTATAGGTTATTGCTTTCCGTACGAAGTGGACTTGGTACGATAACAGTTAACGGAGTAGCTCCTCTAGAATTCTACACCGAAGGCGATACGCTAACCATTGCAGTTGCTCCCGATTCAGGATTTCATACGGCGCTTTGGTATTCTAGCCCAGGTAATTCATTTATTAGCTCGTCTTTATCATTTAGCTATACAATGCCGTCTAACGATGTTAAAATGTACGTTGAGCTAAGTGGCCAAAATACGCCTATTAATGACTACGGCTTAAAATATGAGGGGGGGTATGCTACCAATTATGGCGGCTTAGTTTGGAACTTGCAAATTCTAAGAACTGCATATTCTGGCGCTGTTACACCGCTACAGATTAACGATATTACATATAATTGGGGAAACACAGGAGTTGACCCAATAGAGACTATAATTGGCTCGTCCGTAGATTTTACAATTGCTGGCGAAACTGGAGATTTCAACGAGTTTCTAGTTGGAGGCAATAGAACTTGGAAAGTTATTTTAAATCAAATTGGTGCGAATAACGATATTACCAATTATACCTCAGTCAACGTTACTCAAAGTTTTAGGTCATTGACTTATGGCAGCGGATTATTTGTAGGCGCTTTTGGTTCTATTTCTTATTCTATGGATGGAATAACTTGGCAAACTGTCCCAAGTATTTCAAACATTGAATTTGTAACCTATGGCAATGGAATCTTTGTTGGCGTTGGATACGCGATTATTTCAGGGGTTCCAACTGCATTTGCAGCTAGTTCACCCGACGGAATAAATTGGACCTCTAGAACGCCAGCGGCAAACAATTGGTGGCAATCGGTATCTTATGGCAATGGGTTATTTGTTGCGGTTGCTAGAAGTGGCTCAGGAAATAGAATTATGACTTCGCCCGATGGAATAACTTGGACGTCAAGAAATAGCGGAATAGACCCCGATTTTACAGACGTTACCTATGGAAATGGAATATGGGTTGCAATTTCTGACGCCTCAACTGGCGGCACAACTTTCACCTCATACGATGGAATAGATTGGGCGGAACAATCAACAACATTTGTCAATAGGAGCGTTTATTTTGCCAATGGTTTATTTGTAACTGGCGGCCAATGGTCAGAGGACGGAATTAATTGGAATACTGCCACAAATCCTATTAACCCTTTTCAAATCACTTACGGAAACGGCTTTTTTGTAG